AGTATGCGAAAGATGCCATAACAATTACTTTATTTGTCCGAGATGTGATTATGAGTTTCATCAAGACGACGGCTATTATTCAGAAATTTTAGATAATATTTATTGTTGCGAAGAATGCAGAGGAATGGAAGAAGAAGAAAATCACAGTTGCTATCATCAAAGCGGAACGACAGCGAAGTTTAGAGATTTAAAAAATAAAAGATTGGTTGGCGTGGAAATTGAGGCGGAGTGTGGGAGTGGTTTAGAATTGCCAAAGGAATTAAGGATTTGCGAGGACGGCAGTTTGGATAATACGGGAGTGGAGGTAGTTTTGCCACCGAGCAATGGTAAAAGTTTGGCTAACTTTTTAAGCATAGCCACCAAAGGATTAAAAGATAGCGGATACAAAGCGACAGAAAATTGCGGTTTGCACGTGCATTTTGAGTTTAACGATGATAGGCCAAAAATAAAAAAATTATTCGTGGCGTGGTTAGCGTGTCAATCAGTTTTTTATTCGCTTGTTAGTCCTAGTAGAAGAAATAATAATTATTGTAAGCAGTATGATTTTACGATTGAAAATGCCAAAAAGATAAAAAGCAAAATGATTGACTATTTATATTATAAAGAATTTGGCGGATATGACGGTGATTTGGATGTTATTAAGGGCGAACATTATGCGGTAGCTAGATATTACGGTTTAAATTTGCATAGCATTTTTTATCGGGGAACGATTGAGTTTCGTTTGCATAATGGAACGATTGACAAGAGTAAGATTATGAACTGGATTAAATTGTTAGATTTGTTTATTGATTTTGCTTTAAAGGGCGATAGCAGGGCAATAAAGAGAATTTCCGATACAAGCGACAAAAGAGAAAAAATGCTTTTGCTTTTTAAGCAGATAAAAGCACCAAAAAGGTTAAGAGCATTTTATATACAGCGATTTAATAAATTTAATCAATAAAAAGAAAAATATGTGTGGAATTGTTTATGTTAAAAATTTAAAAGACAGTAAAAGCGTTGGCGTGGCGGTAGAGTGCCTATACAATGCACAAAAAGACAGGGGGCAAAATGGATTTGGTTTTGTGGGATTAAATAAAAAAGAGTTAGATTTTCAGCACTATACACAAGAAGAAGATTGTTTCAAGAGAATTGCCAAAATGCAGTATGATGAAGTTTTATTCCACCACCGATTCCCGACCAGCACCGTTAACAGGATTGAGGCATGCCATCCGTTCAAGATTGAAATGGACAAGTCAAAATACTATTTTATTCATAATGGCGTGGTTAGCAATAGCAAAGAATTGAGAGCCGAGCATTTATCTCTTGATAAAAAGTATATCAGCGATAATGGGACTGATTTTAACGATAGCGAGGCATTGGCGTTTGATTTTATCCGAACATTGACCAATAGGCAAAGCAAGATGAGAGCCAAAGGGAGTATAACTTTTGTCTGCCTTGAAACAGATTTAAAGAATAATGCTAAAAATCTTTACTTTTATTCTGACGGCTACAATGATTTAAAAATGGTAAAAAATGACAGGGTTTTCAGTTTAACAAGTGAAGGAGACGGCAAGGCGATAAATAAAAATAAATTGTTTTGTTTTGATTACAAGACCAGAACCATAAATAAGAATAAGTGGAAAACGGCAGGTGATTTTTATAGCCAATATGATAATTGTGGCGGATATTCTAAAAATCATTATAAAGGTGGATATCAGACCAGCTTTACCAGCTATACCAAAAAAGAAATAGGATTTAAGGATAATTACGATAACCAATACTCTTTTTGGGCGGATGATGATTTGATGAGTTTGCGTTTTGAGTATGAAAATGAAATTGATGTTTTAAGGCATTATGGCGGCAGTAGTTTAGACAAAAATAGTTTAACAGAAGATTTAAGAGAGGTGGAGGCAGAATTACGCTTTAGGGGTTTGTTATAAATAATTAAAAAAAGTATGGTAAATAGAAAAAAGTGGGGTTGGAGTTTCTGGCAAAGGAGAGAGAGGCAAAATAGTTTGATAGTCGATTTAAGGTTTATGGGATTCGTGATATTGATTTACTTTTTGTTAGCGTGTGTTATGGTTTAGTATTTTGATAGAGAATAGACTGGCATTGATTTGCCGGTTTATTTTTTTTATTTTTTCGGCGGGATAATAAAAATCGCCGGAGGCGATAACATAAAAAAACGGCACAATTAAAAAATGAGGCGATAGCCTCACATTATAGGTTAATAGTATTGACTTAATATCAGTTGCAGACTATAATTGAGATATAGTTGTCCATTATCCTTTGTTAATTGTTAGTATATAGTAGTATATATACTATGTCAAGTATATATTAGTATATAGTAGTATATAGTCCTATATAAGCCTATATATTAGTATATATTAGTATATATTAGTATATACTGACACATTTTTTAAAAAAATAATTTAATTTAAAAAAATAAATTAAAAAAACATAAAAAGTTATCCACAGGTTATAGATAGGCATACTTACCAATCACAAGGGGGGTATCCACCCAGTTGTATGTCCCTCCCAGGAATTATCTATACCCCCTAAATCCGAATCAAATCTATGAAAAACCCTGAAGATACAAAAAAACCTAAAAAGCCAGGAAGAAAAACCGATATTGTTAAAGCAAATCGGTATGTCAATGCTCGTTTGGCAGGTAAAACACCAATCCAAGCTGTCTTTGCTGCTGGGTTTAACCCCTCTAACGACCATAGTGCAGCTACAATGGGCAGTCAACTCGATAAAAGACCGGAAATTAGAAAAGCAATCAAAGACGCACTCGACAAAGAAAGCATAACCCCCATTACGCTTATTAGTAGGCTTAATCAACTCCAAGGCCAAGACAAAGACACCCGTGTTGCTCTGGCCACAATCAAATATATCTTCGACTTAATGGGTTGGACTAAGGAAAAAGCGGAAGAAACTACACAAAAACTAGTATTTAACATCGATAAAGCAGTAATACCGGCCAATCTCTTTAACCAGCCTAAAGAAATCAAAAGAGAAGATAGTTAAAAAAATGGCGATTTAAGGTCGGTTACCCCCCCTTAGGCTAGTCTAACACTTAAAAGCACCCTAATGCCCCGCAGAACGCAAAAACAAGACAAATTTGGCATCTCTACGGATGAGATGAAGGAGAGTTCTAACTTAGAACTGGATGTCAGCAAAATGCTTAACGCTCCCCGAATAGACAAAAGAGTGAATATTAACCTCTATACTCCCCACGCTAATCAAAAGAAAGTCATTGCCAGTCCGGCCCGCTTCAAAATCCTCCGTTGTGGTCGTCGCTTTGGCAAAACCACCTTTGCCCTCAACACCCTCTTTCTCGCTTCTATCTTAAAAGAAAACGGTACATACTGGTATGTTGCCCCAACTTACAGGCAAGCTAAACAAATTGCGTGGCGTATGGTGCTGGACTTACATCGTGCCAATAATAAAAAGCTCTTTAACAAGCCACCATCAATCTACGACCTCAATCTTCAATTCAACTCAGGCTCGTACTTGGAACTTAAAGGCTCTGACAATGAAGATTCTCTTAGAGGTGTCGGTCTGGATGGTGTTATCTTAGATGAGTATGCTCTGATGAAACCAAATGTGTGGGAAGAAATTATCCGACCAACTCTCTTGGATAAGGGTGGTTGGGCAATCTTTATCTCCACCCCAAAAGGTTACAACCATTTTTATGACTTAGAAGAAAGTGCGAAAGGAAACAAAGAGTGGGAAATCTTCCACTTTACAAGTTACGATAATCCGATAAATAAAAAAGGAGAAATTGACCAAATCAAAGAAGAAATCACCGATGAATACTTTCAACAAGAGTATATGGCCAGCTATGTTAAATTCACCGGCTTGATTTATAAAGACTGGGATGATAGAATACACTTGGTAGAACCTTTTCAAGTTCCAATAACTTGGCCAAGGTGGAGAAGTATTGACCCTGGTGGTACAAATCCTCTCGCTTGTTTATGGATTGCTCAAGACCCACTCTCAAAAGATTTCTATCTCTATGATGAACACTATATTGGCAATCAAACAATCCGTTATCACGCTGAAGTAATTAATGCTAAATCAATCGGACAATACTTCCGCCAAACCTTTATTGACCCTTCGGCTAAACAATGGATTACCGACTTTGCTCAATTTGGAATTTATGCTACGCCTGGTATCAATACCGTTGGTATTAAGACTAAAGAGCAAACGACAACCGGTATTGGTAAGGTAGCTGAATTGATGAAAATAAATCCGACAACCGGTCAGCCACGCCTCCACGTCTTTAACACTCTGGAAAACTTTGTCAAAGAAATTAAGAACTATCAATGGGATATTAAAAAAGACAAAGGAGTTACGGAAAGACCAAAGAAAACCGATGACCATCTTATGGATGCTCTCCGCTATTTTGTTAATAGCTATCAACAAGTTTTAAATATTCAAAGAGAAAAAAGACCTGCACCAAAATATCAACCTAATAATTCCCTTACTGGGTATTAAAAAAATATGCCTACAAAACTAATTAAGGCAAACGACCAGATAGCAAATCTGGTAACAAATAAATATACGGCGGCTAAGAATTTCCAATTACCTCTGTATAATAATTTCATTGAGTATTACAAGCTCTATCGTTCTGTCAGAGATAATACCCGTCAGCATTATGCCGGTCGGGCAAAACTCTTTGTGCCGTATATTTATCAAACGATAGAAACAATTATGCCACGCTTAGTTGGTGGTAAACCAAAAATAGAATCTATCCCAAGAGAGATGACTGATATTGAATCCGCTTCGGTAATGACAAAACTGACGGACTATCAATGGGATATGATGAATATGAAAAAGAAAGTTAAAGATTGGGTCAAACAAGGCTTACTCTACGGAGTTGGCTTTTTAAAATTGACTTGGAAATATGAAGGTGAAACTGGATATGATGGTCCTTGTGCTGAAGTTTGTGATGTCTTTGACATCTTTGTTGACCCAGATGCTACGACATTGAGTGATGCTAAATATATTATTCATCGAGTTGAAAGAAATATTGCTGAATTAAAAGCTAATCCGAAATATAAAATACCGGATGAATTAAGTGCTGATGTTCAAAAAGACCAATACAAAGTTTTGAGAGATGCAGTTCAAGGATTAAGTAAGCCAAATGATAAAGATAGCAAATGCGTTGAGGTCTTTGAGTATTGGGGTAAGTATGATATTAATGGCGATGGTATTGAGAAAGAATGTTTAATCTGCGTGGCTAATAGGAAATATGTTATTCGCTTAGATGAAAATCCATATGAGCATAAAAGAAAACCTTTCATTTCTTTTGTTGATACTCAAATGCCAAATGAATTTTGGGCAATCGGGGAAGTTGAACCTCTTAAGAATTTACAGTATGAGTTAAACGATATTAGAAATCAAAGAATGGATAATGTTACTCTCATTCTTAACAGAATGTGGAAGGTAAATAAAAATGGTGATGTTGATGAAGCTGACTTAGTTTCTCAAGCTGGTGGTATTGTTCACGTGGGTGATAATAATGCTTTAGAAGTAATTCAAACTCCTGATGTAACCGCCAGTTCTTACAACGAAGAAACTCTTGTTAAAGCTGATATGCAACAAGCATCAGGCGTAACCGATTATACCAAAGGTTCTTCAGCCGGTGGCAAAGGCAACTCTGCTTTAGCCAATGAAACGGCAACTGGAATTATGTTATTACAAGAAGCCGGTAATGCCAGATTTAAGTTCAAACTGGACAATTTAGAAGATTCCTTAAAAGAATTTGGCGAGCAGTTGAATGCTCTTAATCAGCAATTTATCAAGAAGCCGATGGTAATTAGAATTGTTGGCGAAGAAGGAACTCAATGGAAGCAAGTTTCACCTAAAGAGATTAAGGGTCAGTTTGATATTATGGTTGAAGCTGGAAGTACACAACCAATGAGTAAATCAGTTAGACGAGCAGAAGCCAGAGAACTATTAATGACTCTAATTCCGATTGCTCAAGTGGCCGGAATTAATTTACGATACTTAATTAAATATTTACTTAAAACATATGACTTGGCGGATTCTGAAGAAATTTTCATCCAAGCAATCCCCACTACAGTCCCAGGACCAGAACAAGCAATGGCCGCAATGGCAGGAGCTCAAGGAGCTGCCTTTGGAGGACTTGGAGCAGCTACTTCAAATGTGCCGCAGCAGAGGATGGGAGGTAGTGAAATTCCTACTGGAGAAGAAATCCAACAATCTCAAACAGGAGCTTATTAGAGAAGTCTTAAATGGTGGTGATGGAAAAATAATTGCGGCAAAGATTGAAACTATTTCTTGGATTTTAGGAGAGATAAAATATAATGTGAATAAATATGTCAAACATCAATAAAGAAATAAATTGTAGTTGTGGAAATAAAATAAAACTTGATATAAAAGATGCTGTGGAGTATAATGGAGAAAATTTCTATCACAGATGGGTTTGTGAAAAATGTGGTAGAATTTATCAGCATAAACCAGTTATAACAGAGATTTCTCTTTTAAAAGACTAATTAACCTTCATCGTGGCGTAGCACGTTAAAAACGAAAGAAAGGTATAAAAATATGGTAGATGTAAACATTGCAGAGCAACCTGCAACCGAATCATCAGCGGAAATCAAAACAACCGAGCCGACTACAAATGAAGTAGTGCCAGGCGGTGAGGCAGAACAAAAGACAGTTCCTTATGAGAGATTCCAAGAAGTTGTGGCACAGAAAAATGCCTACAAAGAACTTATGGAAACTCAAGGTACTGCAAAAACAGAAAGCGTCAATATTGAAGCTCAAGCTAAGCAGATTGCCAAGGATACCGGTGAATCGTATGACGATGCTTTGGCTTTAGTCAAACAAATCGTTAACGAGGAAGTTAATTCCAAATTATCTGGTATCAATCGTCAAATGTCTTTGGACAGGGCGATTAGGGAACATCCGGACTTCTACCAATACAAAGACCAAATCAAAGAGGTGATTAAAGAAAATCCCAATTTGGATTGGAATCAAGCTTATCGCTTAGCTAAGTTTCCGTTTCTGGAAACCAAGGTTGAAGAAGTCTCTAAAAAAGAAGTTCAACAAAACATTGAACAAAAAGTCAACGCTTCGGTAGAAAGTGCGTCGAAACAAAAAGCGACCCCAGGAGATATTTCTCAAATTAATCCTTTAGCAAAAGGACCAGATGGGAAGTTTCTCTATTCAACTAAAGAATTAGAATCAATTCTACCAAAATCATAACGAAAAAAAATTAAAATAATGAGCCAAAACCGGTGGATTGAAGAAAGAAAAATTAAATAGTATGGCTCTAACAACCACTACGACTTTAGCCAACACTATATCAACTTACTATGACCGTTTGTTGTTAGAAGTGTTAGACCCGAAGTTGTTATACTACCAGTTCGGTTTAAAGAAACCTTTGCCGACTGGAGAAGGTAAAACCGTAGTTTGGAATTTACCTTATCGTCTTGATAGAGGTTATGTGCTGTCTGAAGGCTCTCCTGTTCAGCTTTCAACCGCTTATGCCTTATCAACCTACAAGGTTTCTGCGATTGTTAGACAGTTTGGTGGCTTCACGGTTGTAACCGATTTCGTCGATATGACATCAATTACTGATGTTATGAAGATGGCGGTTGAACGTTTAGCTACTCAAGCTGCCGAAACTGTTGAAAGAGTTTTGGTCAATGAGTGTTTTATTGCTCACGTTGCTACCTTGGGCGGTTCGGCTCATCATATGATTAAAACTTCAACTGAAATTACTGATTACTGGGGTTCGGTTTCAGGTGTTTCTGTCTGTTCCAATGGTACTGTTCCTGGCGGTCCTATCGGTACTGCTTCTTGCTTAAATGTAATGGCCGTTTCTGATATTAAGAAAGCCGTTTACAGTTTACGAAGATTGAATGTACCTCCGTATGAAGGACAGAATTATGTCGGTATTTTACCGAGTGAAACTGCTGAAGTAATTGCTGGTGATTCAACCTTTATCAATTTCCATCAATATACCGATAAGGGTATTGATAACCTGTATAAAGGTGAAATTGGTATGGTGTATGGTTGCCGTCTGATTGAAACTACCAATGGTCCTGCCGTTCGTGGTTCAAATGATGGTTCTACCGCTTCATCCATTGCTTACGGAACTGCTATCTTTGGTAAAGGCTTCTATGGCGTTACTGAATTAGATGGTGGCATTAAGACCTTTATGGCTGATGGTGCTTCCAAAGCTGACCCATTGAATCAAGTTACGACTTATGGTTGGAAAGCTAACTTCATTGCGAAGTTGCTTAACACCTCTGCCGGTTTGGTTTTCTGGGCTGGTATCGGTACTGGTCAGTCAACTGCGGTTGGCGATGAATCAGCGACTGGTTCTCCGTTACGCTACAAGTATCCTTCTTCCTACTAGTCTGGTTAGTTAATTACATACTCCTCCTTTTTTTCCGGCCCACTAGAAAAAATGGGGGAGGAGTAAGGAACTAATTAAATAGAAAAAATATGCCAAGACCTAAAAAAGAAATTAAGGCAGAAGTTAAAAATATTCCAGTTGAAAACAAAGTATTAGCAAACTTGGATGATACTTTTTGTCCTTGTGGAAAAATTGCAACTATCACTTCGTCAAAAGGCAATCATTTCTGTTGTTTGGCTTGTATGTCAAATTGCGGAGAATAGAAAAAAATAATAAGGCAAAAACAAATGAAAATTTTAATTACGGGAGGGGCTGGTTTTATTGGCTCTCATCTCTATGAAAAATTAAAGAAAGATAATAATAATGTCATAGCAGTTGATAATTTCTTTCACGCTTCAAAAAATCCGATTATAGAGAAAGTTAAATATTGCGACATCAGATATAAAAGCGACATCGAACCATATGTTAAATGGTCTGATGTCGTTTTTCATTTAGCCGCACAAATCCACGTTGATAGAAGTATTATTAGCCCACAAGAAACAATAGATATAAATGTTAATGGCACACTTAATATCTTAGAGGCTGTTAGAAAATATAATAAAGAAATGGTATTTGCTTCTACTTCAGAAGTTTATGGAACAGCACAGACAAAAAAGATAAAAGAAAATCATCCTTTAGATTGTCAATCTCCTTACGCTGCTTCAAAGGTAGCCGGAGAAAGATTAGCTTATTCATATTATAAAACATATGGAACAAAGGTTGCCATTCTTCGCAATTTTAATACTTTTGGTAACTTTCAGAATGATGGTAGTTATGGAGGAGTTATTGCAATTTTTACTCGTCAAGCTTTGCAAGGGAAAACGCTTTCAATTTTTGGAAGTGGAAAACAAGAAAGGGATTATATGTCGGTTAGAGATGCCATACGGGGTTATGAGTTTCTCATTTCCCACAAATGTTGGGGCAAACCAGTTAATATCGGAACTGGGAAAACAATTACCATTACGGATTTGGCAAAGGAGATTATTAGGCTTACCAATTCAAAATCTAAAATAGAATATGTAGAGGAAAGACCAGGGGAAGTTATGCGTTTATGTGCTGACACTTCTCTAGCACAATCAATGGGATTTAAAATACGAACTAATTTTAAAAATGATTTATATGACTACACCAAATGGTATAAAGATACCGTTCTGTAAACCTTATGTTGACCATTATGAATCAAGTTATGCGGAAGGCATAATTAAACAAGGTTGGTTAACAACTGGTAAAATTACGGAACAGTTTGAACAAGAATTTGCACAATATGTAGGAGCTAAGCATTGTGTTTTGCTATCCCATTGTACTGGGGCTCTTTTCCTTTCTTATAAATGGATTCAGAAAAAGTATGCCCAGGTAACAAACCCCAGTCATTGCCTAAATGTTTTAGTACCTTCATTAACTTTTGCGGCTACGGTAACTGAAATAGTTCACGCTGGTTTAAATCCTGTCTTTGGTGATGTTGATAGACAAACAATGTGTCTTGACCCAAAATCAGCTCCAAAAGGGTGGAAAATTCAAGCGGTAGCACCGGTTCATCTTACAGGCAATAAAGCTTTTACCGATTATAATATTCCTGTCGTTGAAGATTCAGCTCATAGGATAGAAAGAAATCAATGTTTAGATAATCCTAATTTGGTTTGCTTTAGTTTTTATGCTACTAAAAATCTTACTATGGGTGAGGGTGGTTGTATTTGTACTAATGATGATGAAGCGGCTGCTTGGTTTAAACAAGCAAGACATCACGGTATATCAAAAGGTGGTTGGGATAGGTATAAAGAAAATGGTTCTTGGCAGTATGATATTGAATTTGTTGGTTGGAAGTTAAATCCGTCTGATGTTTTAGCCGCTATCGGTTCTGCTCAAATTACAAAATTAGATGAAATGTCAAAGTTAAGATATAGAATTGTCGATTTATATAACAAGGAGCTTGGTTATAATAGAACTGGTAATCACTTATATCCAGTTGAAGTTTCTGATAGAACAAAATTTATAAATTATATGAAAGAAAATGGAATACAATGTTCTGTTCACTTTTTACCAATACATCAGATGACTGCTTTTAAAAATAAAAGTTCTGATTATACTTTACCTATTACTGAATATTTAGGTGGAACATTGGTAAGCTTACCTTTGTATCCTGGTATGAAAGAAAGTGAAGTTGAGTATGTTTGTGAAAAAGCAAAAGAAACAAAATTATTAATTTATTAAAACTATGAAACACTTTGGCATTGTCGGCTTAGGTTTTATCGCCGATAAACACATTCAAGCCATTAAAAATGTTGGTGGCAAAATAGTCGTTGGATGTGATATTGATAAAACAAAAGCACACAAAATTGGCAAAGCAGAGTTCTTTACCGATTATAAAAAGATAATAAATAGCCAAGCATTTCAAGAAGATAAACTTGATTGTATTTCTATTTGTACTCCTAATTATACCCACTTTGAAATTGCCAGGTTCTTTACCAATATCGGAGTTCCAGTTCTAATTGAAAAACCAATGGTTATTAAATTGGATGATATGAATGAATTGGAAATCAATGAAGATTTAATTAATAATGTCGTTCAATTAAGATACAATCCCGAGATACAAAAATTAAAGGAAAGTATCAGAAAGGATAAAAGGTATGAAGTATCTTTTGCGGTTGGGGTGCATCGTGATGCTTGGTATTTTGATAGTTGGAAAAATGATATTAACAAATCTGGCGGTTTATTATTTAATATTGGAGTTCATTACTTTGATTTGTTGGTCTATCTTTTTGGTAAGCCTTTATCTGGAAATATCACATCTAAGGAAAAGGGTGCTCAAAGCGGAATTATTAAATTTAATAACGCAGACGCCAAGTGGGAATTGTCGGTTAATCAACCAATCGACAATCAGTATCGCTACCTTAGAATCGATGGAAAAGAAGTAAATTTATCTCAAAATTTTGAGAACTTACACACAAGAACTTATGAAGAAATAATTAAAGGTGATGGAATTAGGATAAGTGATATAAAAGAAACGATTAAATTTTTATGTAAAAATTATGGAGAATAAAATTTTTATTCACCCAACTGTTGAAATAGAAGGAGCAGAAATAGGTGAAGGAACAAAGATATGGCATTTCTGTCATATAATGAAATGTAAAATTGGAAAGAACTGTACCATTGGTCAGAATGTTTTTATTCAAGATGGAGTAGTTATTGGTGATAATTGTAAGATACAAAATAATGTTTCAATTTATAAGGGTGTTGTTTTAGAAGATAATGTTTTTGTTGGACCATCTGCTGTTTTTACCAATGTAAGAAAACCAAGAGCAAAAATTAAAATTGCTCCTGAAAATTACAATAAAACAATAGTTAAAAAAGGAGCTTCTATTGGTGCTAACGCCACTATTGTTTGTCCTGTTGAAATAGGGGAAGAAGCAATGATTGGAGCTGGTTCGGTTCTTACGAAAAATGTTCCGGCAGGTTTAACAGTTATCGGAAACCCCGCAGGTATATTAATTAATGACAATAGAGGCATTCCCTTTGTTGTTAGCTTTGAAGAATATTATGTTAAAGCTTTAAGAAATAATCATAAATTATGAAAAACAATGAAAACAAAGTAATGCTCTCTTTCATTACTCCTAATTATAATGATGGTAAAACTATTGAGAGAATGGTCGATTCGGTTATGGACCAAGATTATAAATACATTGAACAGATTATTGTTGATGATGGTTCTACTGATGACAGCAAAAAGGTATTGGATAAACTGGCAAAAAAATATAAAGGGAGATTAAAGGTAATTTATCTGAATAAAAATAGCGGTGCTTGTGTTGCCAGAAATATTGGTACAAAAGAAGCTAAGGGTAAGTATCTATCGTTCCTGCCAGCTGATGCTAAATTATATCCAGGCGTAGCAAGAATATGGGTAGAAACGCTAGAAGAAAATCCTGAATATGATTTCTTATATGGTGGATATATATTTACTGATGTGAATTATCACGAAGTTTATTCTTATACTTCTGATGAGTTCGACCCATTTTTCTTAAAAGTAAAT